CAATAAAACACGAGAGGAGTATGCCAAACGTGATGATGTTAAAGAAGATATGCATGTAGTAATGGATGCACTACAAAGACTAGAAGATAAATTAGATAAAATATTAATAGGTAAATAATTATGGCTATATTTAGAGGGTTTAAACCAGAAGGGTTAGCTAAGATTGCTAAGTCTATGGGGTATCAAGGTAATATGGATAACTTTGCTAAGTTTATAGAAGAAGACCCTGCTAGACAAGAACAAGCTATAAAAATGGAAGATACTGCACGAGCTATGGCTAGAGGTGGTGTTGTTAAACTGCTTAAAGGTGGTGACATTAGAAATGGAATGGAGTATGTTTCTATAGAAGGTCCTAGAGGTGTTGGCACAGGATTTTTTAGAGGCACTATTTCTAATCCTACTCAAAAAACACTAACAAGTGAACCTACATTTAGACAACCCGGAGATATGGGTAGATATATAGCTGATAATGACCCCGGACAAAAGTATGCAGGTTTTAATAGTATGGCTGATTATCAAGCATCTTTAAATAAACCTGCACCAACTACACAACAATCAACATTAGGTAGAACAACTACAAGCACGACTACTCAACAAGGTGTACCTCAACAAACATATAAACAAGTAACAAAAGCAGTTCCTGAATTTCAAATAAAAGGCACTGACTTTAAGTTTGGTTCAGAAACAGAATTTGAAAATTTTAAAAAATTAAATCCACAATATAAAGACACGAAGTTTGATGATTTATTACAAAAGACTACAACAGAAACTGTAGACCCAAATATAGCTGATATATCTGCACAAATGTTATCAGAACCAGGATTACCAACAGGTGCTATAACAAAGGCTGCTCAAATTACACAAACAGATGACCAAGTAGTAGCCGAAGGAACAGGTCAATTAGACCCTAGAACAGATGCTACAGCGACTGAAGCTACCACTACATTAGCTACAGTTGAGGGGGAAAAACAAGCAAATAAAATGACTGCTGCTGAGTCTGCTCAAGGAGTGCAAACAGCGTTAGATGCTACACAAGCACAAACAGTAGACCCCTCTGACCCTAAGAGTCAAGTAATAGCTGCTGAACAAACATCATCTGCTGTAGGAGATTTAAGTTCTGCTCAAGGTAAATCTATTCAATTAGAAAATCCTACCCAAAGAAAAATACAAGATGGTGAGTTAATTAGTGGAGTGGCTAATGCTGAAACAGCCGCTAAGTTTACTGAGCAAGTTCAAGCTGCTACTGCAACCCCTTCTGAAAAAGCAACTGTACAAGGTCAGTTAGCATCGCTAACACAAAACTTTGATGCAAGTAATCCCCCTCCGTGGGCTGCTGGTGCATTAAGGGGTGTTCAAGCAGCGATGGCATCACGAGGTTTAAGTGCATCAAGTATGGCAGGTCAAGCTATGGTACAAGCTGCACTAGAATCTGCATTACCTATTGCTCAAGCAGATGCATCAACACAAGCAAGTTTTGAAGCACAGAATTTAAGTAACAGACAGCAAGTAGCTGTATTAGCTGCCAAACAAAGAGCGGCATTTATTGGTCAAGAGTTTGACCAAGCCTTTGAAGCAAGAGTTAAAAACTCTGCACGTATAGCAGATGTTGCTAATCAAAATTTTAGTGCTGAACAACAGATTGCTTTGGAAAATAGTCGTGCAGCAAATACAATGAACTTAAACAACTTGTCTAATAAACAAGCGTTAATTATGTCAGAAGCATCTGCATTAGCTAATTTAGATATGGCTAATTTAAGCAACAGACAACAAGCTGCTGTACAAAATGCTCAAGCATTTATGCAAAGAGATATGACTAACTTATCAAATAAACAACAAGTAGAAATGTTTAAGGCACAACAAAAAGTACAATCTGTATTTACTGACCAAGCTGCAACTAATGCCGCTCGTCAGTTTAATGCAACTTCACAAAATCAAACAGACCAATTCTTTGCTAATTTAAAAACACAAACAAGTCAATTTAATTCCTCACAGCAGAACGCACAAGCACAGTTTAATGCTGGTGAAGAAAATGCAATGACTAAATTTAATGAAGAGATTAATAACCAACGTGACCAATTTAACGCTAACAATCAATTAGTCATAGCACAAAACAACGCACAGTGGAGAAGACAGATAGCTACAGCTAATACAGCTGCTGTAAATAGAGCTAACGAAATAAACGCTTCTGCTGTACTAGAAACATCTCGTGATGCATATGATAATCTTTGGAATTACTACCAAGACAATATGGAAAATGCTTGGACTAGTGCAGAGAAACAATTAGACAGATATCAAGAGTTAGCTATAGAACAAATAAGAGCAGATAGAGATATTGATTTGGCAGCTATGGCAGACCAAGGTGCGGCAGGTGCTGCTCTTGGCAATATGTTTTCAATATTGGGTGCAGGATTTTTAAAATCTAAATTCCCATTCTAAGAAGTGAGATAAATTTATGGAAACCAATCCAGCTATTAGAGTATATAATACTATTTTAAATATAGCAGATACTATACGTGAGCAAGACGAAGATAAAGAGCTACCTAAAAACGGACTATTATCTCCTAGAGGTAAGATGAGTAATGTTGAGCCTGAAGAAGCAGAAGATAGTCCTGCTTATAGAGTTGCTTTATATTTTAATCAGATAAGAGAAAAAAGAGAATTATTGAAAAATGGCAGAAATAGATAGAGAACCATCCTTTAACGCACCTATTCCAGGTCAAGCTATGACAGCAGAGCTAGGCAGTAGACCTTGGCAAAGACCCCCATTGTATACAACAGTTGAAGAAGCTATACAATTCTATGTTCCTAGAATGAATGACGAAGAGTTTTCTGACTCTCTCGTTGAAGCACTAGAGATGGGTATACCTGTATCTGCTGTTGCTAATGGATTGCAGTTATCTAATGTTATGGATGGTAAGCATAGTGCTGATGTAGGTATATTAGTTATGCCTGTGTTAATGGAACTAATGATGTTACTAGCTGACACAGCAGGTATAGAATATAAATCAGGTCTTGAAGAAAAACCTAAAGAGTCAAGGATGATAACAAAAGCTATACGTACTATGAGACAAGAAGAAACACAAGAGCCTGTTGTTGATTTAGAAATGGCTCAACCAACAATAACAGAAACAACAGAAGAACCTCAAGAAGAAATGGAAGAAGAGCCAAAAGGATTAATGGCTAGGAGAGCGTAATGGCAATATTTGGTATTGGTGCAGGTAAGATATTAGCGGGAGTTGTAGGAAGTGCTTTACTAGGTAAAGGTGCAAAAAGTAAAAGCCCATTTACAAGAGGATTTGTTCGTGGTTTTGCTGGAGAAAAAGGTGGGGGTGTTTCAGGTATCTTGAAAGCTGATATGGAGAGAACACAAGAAAGAATAGATAGAATTGCTGATTATAAAATTCGTAGAGAAGAGAAAGATGCTGAACGATATCAAAAAGAATTAAGAGAAGCTACTGACAAGATTAAAGGTATATCGGGTAAAGTAGGTGGTGTTGATGGTGCAGAGTACCTTGTAAGAAACTATGGTTTAGCGGGTGCTGAGGAACAAGCAACTAAAATACAAAACTTACAAGAAATTTATGGTAAAGATGTTATAAATTTAGACTTTATTACAAAAGATGAAAACACTACAACTATAGAAGATTTAGCTAAATTTTCTGTCTATGCACCTCGTAAAACAGATGTATCATCTTTACCATCAAGTGTAATACAAGATACAAGTTTATTTGCTTCAATGGGTATGGGTAGAAATATAGGTGCTGAAGTTCAAAAACAAGTTGATACAGTGACTGCAAAGATAGTTAATGGAGAAGATGTTGATTTAGGAGAAGAAGTAAAACTAGGTGGTGATTTAGATTTAGGTATGCAACTAAATCCTAAAAATGAAATATATAGATTAACTAATATGGCACTTAAAGTAAAAGACTCTAATCCTAAAAGATATGATGAGCTTATGAAAAAAGCTAATAAGTTAAAGTTTATTATTGATGAAGTTGAAAGAGGACCAAAAGAACTATCTATTTCTCAAGCATCTACTTCCCTTAAACAATTTAAAAATCATATAATAGATATTGCTGGTGTAAAAGGAGATTTTACAGTTACTTCTTTTGGTAAAGAATTTAAAAAGGCAAGTGGTTCAGCGTTTGAAGAGGGTAAAGTTGCAACTGCTGCTTCTATATTAACTCAATTATATGGAGAAGCATTACGAAAAGGAATGAAGCCTGAAGATATTTTACCAACTATTTTTAAAGCAATGGAGCAAAATAAACTACCTACTCTTATTCCAAGAGTAGATGACCCTAGTAAGTTTGACTTTGAATTAACCACTGAGGACCAATTAATTCCAGGAGGATTTGCAGGAGGGTTTAATGAATATGCTCAAGCACCTGACGAAATATCAAGCAATGAAACACTAAACCCAGCAGATGGATTAAGTGTAGGTCAACTTATCACGCAATATAATCAGTCAGGTTCTGATACTGAGAGAGATAGTTTACTACCAACAATAATATCAAAGCTATTAGCTGAAAATAAAAAACCAAAGTTTAATCCCAGTAACACAAAAATTACTGGCACTATGCCTATTAATTAAAGAAATAAAATATGTATAATCAACAAAAAGAAATAAATAAAAAAACTTTAATAAACGATGAAAAGTTTATCTCTGATGCTTTGCGATTTTTAAAAAGTAGGAATGGCAATGACATAACTAAATATGATAACAAAGAAAAAATATATCAAGATTTTGTTGAACATTTTCGTTTTCAAAATGTTAACGAAGTTACAGCAATTAATGATATGATATATGCACAAAATGCTAATCAAGAAGAAAAAGATAGTTTTAGAAGATTAATGGATAGCTATGATAAAATGGATAGTGACTTTGGTTATAAAGCAGCAGAGGATTATGTGCAAGGTATATTTACTGCACCCTCTACGTATGCTGGTGTATTTACTGGAGGTGGTGCAAAAGTTGGTGCGTTGGCTGCACAACAAGGTGTTAAGTTAGGTATACGTCAATTATTAAAACAGGGTGCAGGTGGTAAAGCGTTAAGAAGTGCAGCAGCAAAAGGTGTAGCAAGAGCTGGACTAGTTGAAGGGGCTATAGGAGCAGGGCAAGTAGCTGCACAAGAACAAGCTAGAGTAGAAGCTGGATTAAAAGATAAGATTAATTATGGTAGTGTAGCGTTAGGTGGTGCATTAAGTGCTGCTCCAGGTGCTGTGTTAGGTGGTGCATCTCAAGTTCAATCTGCATTAGTTTCTAATTTTGCAGAGGAAATGAATCAACTTGCTACAAAACAATCAAGTGAAGCAATATTAAATGCAAATGCTAAAGAGACAGCAGAAGCAATTAAAAGTGTAAAGTATGGTGAAACTACTAAAATTTTTTATGGTAAGCTAAAAGATAGACTAGCACTAAAAGAAACAATACCTACAGAACTAGCTATAGGTAAAGAAATATTAGATGAGTTTGGTGAAAAATTAGGTGCAACAACATCAAAAGATTTCGCAGCAAAACTTGAACTAAAGAAAGCTCAAAACATTGCAGCAGCAGGTGCTAGATTGCTAGAGTCTATACCCCCATTAGATAAAGGTGAAGCACTTACATCACGATTAGCAAGAGGGTTAAATGCAAATGCTGTTAATGTTGACTCATTAGAAGCTCTAGCTAAAAGACACGGAATAAGTATTAGCGACATTGGTTCTTTATTAGCTATAGAAGTATCTGAAGCAGCATCTTTAATGGGAACAATAAGTGGTATTAAAAGAGCCGAAGCTAAAAAACTATTAGAGACATTTAATCAGATTGACGGTAAATTAATTACTGCTGCTGATACGATTACTGGAAAAGCAAGAAAAGAACTAGATAAAAAATTAGGCGTGGGTACGATGGGTAAAGTACACACTGTTATGCAAAATATAAATAAAGCTCGTATAGGTGCTATGACAGTGCAACTTGCAACAACTACTCGTAATACAACCAATGGTTATATGCGTAATATTATTTACGCTTTTGATAATTTAGGTGCAGGGTTGTATAACAAATACTTTGAAGCAGGTAAAATTGGTAGAAATTTAACCGAAAGAAAAAAACTAGGTTTAATAGATATAACAGATGAAGAGATTGCAGCAGAGGTAAAACGTACTGTTAATTTAGGAAAAGCCCAAATGAAAACATTTAGGGATGCTATAATATTTAAAGACTTAATGTTTGGTATGACATCTGCTGATACAGCTGCACTAAAGGCTTTGATGGAAAATCCTGTGTTTGGAAAATCTGAAGCAGCCCAAAGATTATTTATGCAAATGGGAGATGTTGGTCAACACTTAGGCGATGAAAGTTCAAGAGTTATAAAACTAGCTAGGATGGCAAATACATTAAATACTATGTCAGATAATATGTTTAAACGTGCTGTCTTTGCAAGAGAAATAGATAAAGCATTAAGGGTAGGTGGTTTAGTAAAAGGCACTGATGGCAAGTTTATAAAATACCAAGATGGATTTGAAGGTGGGTTAAACGAGTTTTTAAAAACAGGTAGATTTGGTGAAATGGATGAAAAAATGGTTGGTGCAGCTATGGAAAATGCACTTGACTTTACATATCAAACAGGAAAGTTTAGAGGTAAAGAGGGTGTGTTTAACAAAGCAGCTGACACTTTTATATCTTTTTCTCAAAAACAAATACCCTCTACAGTTATACCTTTTCCAAGATATTTAGTTAATCAATTTAGATTTGTATATGAACACACTCCTATTTTAGGAATGTTTAATATAGGGGGTATATTAAATAAATCAGGTAATGTTGCAACAGATACAGCAGATAGGTTTGGAAAACAAATAGGAGGATTCGTTGCTTTAGGAGGATTGTACACCATAAGAGAATTACATGGTGATGATACTACAGGACCTTTTGAATTTTATAATCCGTTTGGTAGGGGAACTGTAAATGCAGAAGCTGCGTTAGGTCCTTTTTCAACTCATGCTCTTTTAGCAGATTACATATATCAACATATAAATTATGGTCCTAAAAATTTTCCTTATCAAACAGCTAAGTATCCAGAAAAGAAACTCGAATTTGATAGAAGGGATTTTGTTAAATCATTAGGTGGTGGTCAGTTTAGACCAACAGGTTTAAATTTAGTTGATGGTTTTTTTGATACTATGGGAGCCGCATTAAATGATGGAAAAGTTGGTATTCAATTAGACGAAGCTGCAGCAAAATATATTGGTAATTATTTTAATACATATACTGTTGGAGCAGGTATGTTAAAAGACGTAGTTGCTACATTAGACCCTGAATATAGAACTGTTACCGACAGTAAAGATATAGAATTTTTTCCTTACTTCTTTAAATCAGCAACACGTTCATTTCCAACAAACGAGGAAGGTATGTATTTAGGATTACCTCCTTTACCTTTTGTGGGTAAGGTGGGTGCTGAAGGAATAGGACCTAAGAGAGCAAAGTTACAAAGCCCAACTAGAGCTGGGGGTATAAAAATAATGAACCCTTTTATGAGACAATTAACAGGGCTTACACAACAAGAAGAAAGAAATGCCGCAGAAAAAGAATTAGATAGATTAGGATTTGAATTTTTTCAAGTCGTACCTAAAAAATTATTTGGAGACCCTAATTTAAACAATGAAATGAGAGGTAGGATGGGTCAGTACGTTGAGGATACTTTACAAAGATATATATTAACAGATGAAATATATAATGGTGTTCAAAGTGATGTAGAAAAAAAGTTTTTACTAAAAGAAAAAGTAAATGAATTAAGAAGTCGAGCAAGAAAAGAAATGTTAAATCCTAACAGATATGTTACGACAGAATTTTCATCTCGTATAGCTCGTATAAAATATTTTGATTTACCAAAAGATAAAAGAAATATAATTAATTTGTATTATAAAAGAACGACTGGAAAAGAGCTAAGTCAAACTGGAGATTATGCAGCGGCTCTTGCCATTAAAGAACAATATAGTTTTTAAATAACAATAATAAAAATGACCAGTGCATAAGATGTACGCACTAGCCATTTAAAAAACAACTCTAAGTAATACACTTACTTTTTCTTTTCAGTTGTTTTTTCTTCCTCTTGCTTTTGTGGTTTAACAAAAAACTTTGATAACATTTCTAACTTATCATGATAGTCAGCTATCTTACCTAGCTCTACTTCGATAACTGCTTGTATATCTTGATGAGCATCTTCACCAATACCGACAGGATTTGTAAGTAGTATTTCAACATTTGCTATATGTTTGTTAATCATTCCCATATAGTATGTTCTTGCAGCTGATATTAACATTTCTCTCATTATTTTCTCTCCTTTTTAAAAATTGTCTTTATATAAAGCTCGTCAGATGGGTGCAATGCATTGTCCGAGTATGATTGCACCTGATTTTTATTTACCCAGTCTAAGGCTTCTCTCTCAAAAGCTGAAAGAGTTTTAGATTTTTTTCTATGTTTAATCCATATTTTTACCCTCATAAGTACGTTTGTTTCCCAATCTTTCATTTCTCTTTACCTTTTTAAGATTATCAAAGTAAGCTACGTTATATCCACGTAACCACTCTCTATATTGCATCGTGTTAGGATGCAAATTTCCAGGAACTTTTGTTCTCTTAGGGTCTTTTCTAAAGGCAGTATACCCCCACTCAAATTGTATTCGTAAGGGGGCATCATACTTAGATAAACCTTTATATCTTTTTGTCTTCATTCTTATCTCCTTTAAATGCTTTTATTACATCTGATGAAAATAATTTTTGAATATTTAGTAGATACATACGAGATGCATTGTGGTCTCCTCCGTTAACTATTTTTTTGTAGTCTAAGTTATCAATTATTTTTTTAAGACTTTTCGTATCAAAGACAAGAGTACAGAATGTATCATCCCCAATACAGAGATTGTGAAACCAATAATCTGATTCCGTACTGTTGATGCCACTTGCCTTGCCATAAGATTCAAACTCAATTGCGATATTGCCTGTCTTTTGCCATACGTTTCTTTCACTCTTTACCTCTATCTTTTTATCTTGTAACATTTCTGCCACTTGTTTTTCTCTGACCTTTCCATATTCTAAGTCAATGTCAAATTTCTTTCTGTCTTTTACAGAAGGTTCTAAAGTCATATAATCTCCTTAATTATTGTACGTTGCCTACGTCTACAACTTCACAAGCATCAGATGTACACGCAAACTCTTTACCACTTGTTGTAGTATCTTCTTTTTCAAAATCACTTAACCTAGCCCAATCAATATGTTTAGGCATATCTTCTTTTAAGGTATTATATTCTTCCTCTGTGCAATCTTGATAAGGTGCTTGTTGATATGTGTGTTCAGAGTAAGGTAAGAAACTTATACCCGACACTTCATCAAAGTTACTATAAACCCACGCACCAACCTTCATCCACTCGTGGTCTTTAACAGATATAGTTACAGAAGGTTTATGTTCACACCAATATCTCTGATACTTTAACCAAAGATTAAGCTGTTCTATAGCAGTCATATCTGTTCTTACGATAGAAGAACTAGGTGACTTTACAGGAAAGCTAAACACAGTTACCGTATCGGGTTTTGTTACATCAGGTTCATTGGGTATTCCCTCATCAATTAAGAACTCTGTGATAGGGTCTTTGTTAGAACCTCTTACTGTTCTTATATAATGCTTACTATGTCTTGCGTGGATACCACTAGCACTATCAACTAACTGTGATACAGTTCCACTAGGTTTTACACAAGTTATTGCTGTTGACTGTGGTATGTTTAACATCTCAGAATATTCTAAGTTTGTATCAATTGCTACTTGTTTTAAAGCAGTTAGTGTATCTTCCAAAAACGAATTGTTACGACTAAGTAATTCATTATCAAGAATACCTGTTAAAGATACACCGAGCAGTCTTTCTTCCTCTGTATTCTTTTTCCAAATCTTACGAAGGTATTTAAAATCTGTAAGGGTAGATTGAAACGTACCTATAATTGTAGCTATGCGTACTTTATTTTCTAGCTCAGTTATACAATCATCTTGACGAGCAACTACCTCAGATAGGTTACAAAATTGATATGGTCTTAATATAATCTCACTACAAGGGTTACATCCAAACTCACTAAATTTTCTTCTATCACTTTCTTGTGCTTTCTCTACTGCAGCTTTACGATTAAATATGCCACGCTCACCTGACTGACTTTCATATAGTGAAACCCACTCTCTCATAAACGTACCCATATCAGGTTTTGTTTTATATACTACAGAGTTATTAGCTAATGCTCTCTGTTTATTATACTTCCACCACTCACCCGATTTAGCGTGTCTCATTTGGTCATCATTTAAATTAGATAAACTAATAAGTGCTGAACGTCTAACACCACCAGCAACTACAACCTCACCTATCTTACACATAATGTCATGACACTCGATAGGATAGAGTTGTCTACCTACTGCTTTCTTAAATGTAGCAACACAGAAATTATATAAGTCAACAAGAGGTTCAGGACCTGATGCTCTACCACCAAATGTTTTTAACTTAGCACCTGCAGGTCTAACTTCACTCACATCAAACTTTGGTATCTGACCTACATAAAGCATAGCTAACAGTTCACGCAATGCTCTTGCCCAACCAGACCTAGAATCAGCTACTTTAATAACAGTTATACTATCTTCAAAGTGTTCATTTATAGTTGGTAATTGATTTACATTCTCTCTCTCTACAGAGAAACCAACACCCGTGCCACACATAAGAATATACATAGTCTCATCAAATGCTCTAGGACTATCTACAGGTATGTAACTACAGTTGTATCCTGCTACATTACATCTATCAAGTGCTACACCTGCTGTCATCAATGCCCTCATAGATGGCATAACATTAAGCGACAGTATAGCTTCTCTTATTTCTTCCTCTAACTTTTGCCCCATTTCAAAGCTAAAGTTATTTTTTAAATGGGTATCCATATAGTCAATGTATCTATCAACCGTTTCATCCCACGTTTCTCTTCTTTGCTTGTCATCTTTCCATCTAGCATATCTCGATAATGCTATAAAATTTTGATAGTCTGTTGGTAATTCTCTCATATTTCCTCCGATATTACTTTAATTGTTTTTAATTTAACACCTTCAATTTCATAAATAAAATCTCTAATGTTGTCTTCAAATTCTTGAGCAATGTCACCATCGCTTGGCATTATATACTCATCGTCATCTACCTGGACAATTATATTAACTCTTATTCTTTTCATCTTGCCCTTAACCATTCAATTAAAGACTCCAAATACCACTTTGCTTTTTCTAAATCTTCTACACCATTTTTCTTTTCATATCTCCACATATATTTAATTAAGTTTCCTTGTATATAGTATTTATAACCATCACCTGTTGCAGCTTTAATTGCATCTATGCACTCTATAGACGCTTCATTGTAATGAGGGGGATGATTTACCATATCTTTTTCTTTTACAGAATCAGTTTCAAAATCTACTATTTCTTTTATCGTTGCCATACTAAGCACTCCCTTTTGTTTCACTGTCAAATCTTAATTTAATTACGTTAGAATCATCTCGTTCTTTAAGCATATTTTCTGAAGCATATGTATTTAATACATTATAAATATAGGGGTCTCCTTTCATTGCTGGTATAGAAGCTAGAACTAACTCAACAAAATATTCTAAATCAGAAACAGATTTATCATTTAGTAATGTATCAGATGATAATATTGCAAACAACTCTACGTTACCAGTCCACTCATCTCCATCTATCTCAGGTCTAACTCTTATTAGGATATCACTTTTTTCTATATGTTTTTTTTCCATTAGCTTTCCTTGTAATTTTAGAGCTTTTAAATTTAATAAATAGTGGGTATGATACTTTACCTTTTTCTTTTAACCAATCTTCAGGTATAATTCTATCATAATATCTGAACCCATACTTTAAGCACCACTCCCCATAAGACGATTTAGCACCCTTTCTTAGCTTTGTTCTACTATTAGTAAACACAAACCTTATATCTAATTCGGGGTGCTGTTTCTTTATTGCTATGTGCTTTCTTCTATCTGATGCTAAAAATCTTCCTTTTGTTTCTATTATAATACCATTGTTTAATACAAAGTCTGGGGTATAGGTACGGTATGAAAGGTCTTCCCACTCTATCTTAATCTTTTCATATAAAAATTTTACTTTATGTTGTTTAAGATATGCGGCAACAACATCTTCCAAACCACTCCTATACCCATTTTTTCGTGCTATTCGGGTAGCACTATATGCTGACATATTTAAAAGTTGTACCAACGGATTGTTCCGTTATAGTTATCATTATCTTTACTTAAATAACCTAACGATTTCATTTCTTCACGCACTAACTTCTCAGCTTCTTTGCGTTGCTCAATAGCAGAGCGTAGTCCTTCTGTTCTACGTTCTCTGTATTCTTTCTTCATCTCATACAGTTCTTTCTCTTTCTCTCTAATCATTTCTGCTAAGTCTTCTATTCCTGTTGTCATATATTTAACTCCATATTTTCTTTGCTTCTTGTTTTAATTTATTTCCCCAAGTCCACGAATCATAGTTGGGGTATACCAAAGAAGCTAACTCATGTTTATCATCACTGATAGACAAAAATTTCTGCATACTAAAAGCAACTTTCTCAAATTGTTTTTTATATACAGATAGGTTATCTAGTGTAAATTTTTTATAATCTTTTGGTGTTGCAAAAAATAAATCTACACTATTGTCAGGATATGCCATAGAGTAAAATGCCATCTGTCTCATCTGTGCTTCAGTAGGTTTAGATGGCATCCGTGTAGTTGTCTTTAAGTCTACTATTTTATCTTTAAACCTAAAGTCAATATACCCCATAAATGGTATAGGCATATCTTCCAATTGCACTTCAACTCTTTCTTGGTACTCTTCTAAATTTTTATAATTAAAATTTTCATCAAGAATTTCTCCAAAGTTTTTTAATGATTTTTTTTCTTTCTCTGTTTTAACATCTTCTAAATTAATATTAGATTCTGTACACATAGTAATAAACTGCATCTCTAGTAAATTAAAATCAAATTTACCTGTCTCATATTTATTAGCTAACGTAGCTTCTTGAACGATACCTCTAACTGCACCTGGTCCACTACTAGATTTAATACCAAACAAATACCTAGCTACCCACATAGGCACGTCACTTATGTAGGTATTGACACTGCTAGGTGATAGGTAATTAATATTGTGTGCTTTAAAAGAATTATTGCGTAGCATCTATATCAATAAATTCGTTGGCAATAGCTGAGTTTGTTCCTTCTTTATTATTTTTATCCCACTCAGTAGAGACCCAAGTATTATGTCTATCTATGTATGCCATAAATTCTCTAAAGGTATTTTGGTCATCATCAGTTATAGCTATATTACTTTTCTTATCTAGTGAATAATTAGGAACAAAGTATGAACCAGTGCTACCTTCACGCTCATCTGTTTTTATTGTAACAGTATGTTGCATAGGCAATCTTCTCATCTTGGATAGTTCACTAAATAACATACCTATATTTTTGTACCCTTCTTTAGTATCTACCTCCCAAATAAATGGAACTGAATCTACACTAGCTGAGTCTCCTGTTTCAGTAACTGCTTTAGATAAAGTAGCTTCACCAAACAATACACGAGTTCTTTTAACTTGCCTTATAATTTCTTTTGTGCCTTCAGGTAGAGCATTAAAGTCTTCTATGTATCCACCAGGTTTACCACAATTAAATGCACCCATATTATCTTTTAAGTCTATGTTTATATTATCTGACATAATAGTTTTAACATAGTTAGATATACTAGAGTCGTACTTCTGATACATAAACCTCTGAAGGAAAAGTCGTATAGATATATTCTCTGCGTAGATATATTTTTTATCTGCATCCTCTATAGAATACCATCCAGATGGTACAACATCAACTGTTGTTTTCCTACCATTCAATGATGTCTCACCTTTAATAGGTTTCTTTACAACCCTTATCCTTGATAGGGTATTTTTATTTTCTTTAGTAGATGTTTGCATACCCATGACGTTAGCCATAGCATCAAAATTATTAGTATCAATTGTTATTAAATCTGTCATATTTTATTTTCTCCTTATAAAGATAATCCGTTATATCACAAAATGTCTTTTGTGTCAAGCCAATTATTACCTATTTTTGCTTCCAATAATAATGGCACATTAAAATCAATATTCCACCTTGAATCTATTAAAGATTTTAAATTAGCATTTGTGTCCTTTATAACTTTAAGAACATCGTCTACCTCAGATGGATGAATATCAATAACTATACTATCGTGTACAGTATTTACAATACAAGATTGTTTTTCTTTTAATAAACCATCCATATAAACTAGACATAATAAGACACAATCAGCAGTAGCAAATGATTGTACGGGGTAGTTCTTTATTTGTGTAAAAGAAGTAATGTTATTATTCTTTAATCTATACACATTATTAAATGTAAACTCCCTACCTGATGGTATCTTAATCGTATTAGTATCTAGTGCTTCTTGTGCTAACTTGCGATGCCAATTTGCAACACCCTTGTACTTTTCAATAAAGTGTGTGTAGTAGGTAGCTTCTGCTTTTGTTCTACCAAAACCACTAGCACCATACAAAGGTGCAAACGTGTGTGCCTTTGAAGCAGTACGAGATATAGGTTGTCCTGCATCACTTATAACTTTTGCAGTATAACTATGCACGTCAAACCCTTCTTCTATTTCTTTCATAGCAGTTTCATCTTGAGATAAAAAAGCAGCCACTCTAAATTCTAATTGTGCAAAGTCTGCTTCAAGTATCTTACCGTCTTCCCAACGAGATACGAACACTCTCTTTACAGGAAACGTACCACCTCTAGGCATATTCTGCATATTAGGATTAGCACCACTCAACCTACCTGTAGATGTTCTATGCTGTAATAACTTAACGTGCAACATATCATCTTGTTTAGTGTTTGAAAAGATACCGTCAACAAAGGAAGAAAGATAGGTTTCAACTGCACTTAGCCTTCTAACCTTTGACAGAAAAGCATATGCAGTATCCATACTTTTTTCTTTTGCTATTCTTTCTAATACTGCAATATTTATTTTACTAGTTGTAAAACCATTTGCACTTGCCCACTTAGCATTAGGTGCTTTAAATTTTAAACCAGCAACTTCATCTGTCTTGTCAAATAGAAACCCTGTAGCATCACAAGTAGGACACTTTGTATCATTAACAAAAGGTGTGCCATCTTTCTTTGTCTTCCTATACTTACCGTGTCCTTTACAAGTGGGGCATTGTCTAGCTTTTGTCTTGTAAACTATTTGTGTTTTCTTATTGACAATATCCTTAAATGTATTTTCTTTCATATACGGATTGTAAGAGTTCTGCCAATCTGTTTTATCATAAGGCTTACGACTATAAATTACCCACGATAATTGTTCAGGACTATTTAAATTTATAGGTGTGTCACCCATTAAGTTACGAACGTATGATTGTAATTCTTGAATAAGTTCTTTTCTTTCTGTATTAAATTCTTCTTTAACTTTTTCAAGAGTTTCTTTATTAACTTTAAAACCACGCTTATATATCTTAGCGAGGGTTAAACAAACTTCATTCGATAGTTTAACAGTATCTAATAAACCTTTGTTAGTAGGTTCATTTAATTTTTTATTTAGAACATTGTACAGTTCTTGAGTTGCATTGATGTCAGATTCTAAATACTCAGACAGTTCATCATAGGGTATATCTCTAGTTGAGAATCCCCTTTTATAATATTCTTTAAGAGTTCCTTGTTTCTTAGTATCTAGTGTATATCTTTCAGCACACGCTTCAAGAGACAGTGGTTGCTTTTGTCCACGTTGTAAAACGTATTCTGCAATCATAGTATCAAATACTAAACCATCGTATTTAAAACCTGATTCCCACAACCACACCAGGTCGTAAGCTATATTGTGACCAATAAGTAATGTTGTTTTATCTAAGTAAGATTGAACTAAATCTCTACCGTCCAAACTTATCTTATCATTTTCAACATGGTCAAATGTCACAATATGCTTAGTTCCATTTTCCTGTAGCAAACCCACCATAACCAATGAGTTCTCATACTCAAAAGGGTCAAGGTGATGTTTGCCATCTCTTATGGTAGTAGTATTTTCTACGTCAAGAGTTAGTTTCATTTCAGCATTAACCTCCGAAAGCCGAAACCAAAAGAGGTGTAACAACTTCTTTAGTAATGCCCAAGGCAAGTACTAATTTAATACCGAAGCTGACAACACCAGAGAAAGTAATTGGGTCCATGTTAGTCTCCATAGTTAGTTAAAAACAAATGCTCACAAACTGTGAACTTTTTACATTGCATACTATGCATAGTATCTACCCGTCACATAATCTAGATTACAATGTAAAACTCCATGCCAACCTGTTAATTTATTCTTGGCAATATTTATATGTCTCTGTTTATCCTCTTCAAACTGCCCTTGAACGTGAGGATTACGAGCCAATAACAATATCAAATCTGCTTCAGCGGCTTTACCTGTCTTAGAACCTTCAAGCATACTTTGATTTAAAACAACTTTACCTTCTGCTTCTGTAGATAATTGTGATACATAGAACACAACACAATTATATACTTTAGCTATCTGTCTTGCGTGAATTACATTTGCTTTTAAGGACTCGTCTTGTCTTACGAACCCTTGCATTGTTGCAAACTTATCACCAACATCTACTATTAAAACATCAGGCTTCTCAATCTTACAAACAGTTTCTACATACGACATTTGTTTATCGTGTGTTTCCATTATCTTTATGTTATTATGTACCTTACCATACAAACTTTTTACCTTTTCATAATCATCATACACATAAGGGTGTGTTGTTCTATACTGCTCATCCGTTGTGTAACCTGATGCTGAAGTTATGTATCTTTCTAAAACTCTGTCAGCAGTTTCCTCGTTAACAAGTAGTACACACTTAGCTCCTTGATGGGCAAACCCATTAGGTGATGCAATCAAACTAGCAAGGAAGGAAGTCTTACCTGTATTAGGTCTTGCACCTACGATAGCAAAGTGTCCAGCGTTGACACCTGGAATCCTCTTAGACAGAGTAGGAATATTAAACTTCCATTTATACTTTAGTTTTAAATTAGACAGAACACTATCCATATCAGAGTCGTGCCAATCTAAATTCATATTAGGTGTAAAGTCATCCCCATACTTATCAAGTATACCACGCAAAGGTTCAAGAGTTGATTGCATACCATTAACATAATCAAACCCCAAGTTAGCTATGTCCTCTCCAACAACTTGCTGGAACAGCTTAGATAAAACATCTGAAGCTACATCATTACCCATAGGTTTTTCTGATTTTATATTCCTAAATAACTTAGCATAGTTTTCTTTTTGTGCAGTTGTTAGTGTAGGATTTATTGAAATAAAGTATGCTTCAATCTCATCAGGTGTCATAGTTCTTTTAAACTTATCCATTGATTCATCAATAGATTGTTTTATCTTACGAACTTCTTTACTAAATAATCTGTCAGGACATTTGCTACCTTTATGCTCATCATAAAATTCTTTATTCATTAAACTTCTGATTAGTGTTAGTTCCATACTACCTCTCTAATAATATTTATATCGTCTTCATTTTTATATTTTAAATCGTCTTTTAATTTTACTGCTCTAACATTACTCACATAATTTCTTAACTCTTTTACCATCTCTAAACTTTTTAACATAGCGTCAGGGTCTAATGCAACAGTAACCGTAGAGAATTTTGAAAGGAGGTGTTTGTGCTTTTCCAAGAGATTTGTTCCTAGTAATGCGACCCCAACTATACCGTCAACATTACCTGCAACATTTGCACTAATACAATCCTCCACAACTACTGCCGCATTACCACTACCAAACTGATATGGGAGAGGTGACTTACCATATCGTTTCCACTTTGGTAGTTTTCTTGTCAATGCTTTCCCAACAGCATCAACAATTTCGTTTCCATATTTAATAGGAAATACAACTCTATGTTCTTTAGCATCATACATCAAATCAAATACAGATATACCCCATGTGTTTGTAAATTCTATAACAGCTTGTCTGTTCTCACCAGGTACAACACAATCGGGCAAATCAAAACTACAATCATCAGTATGTTTTTTATTATACAATGCTACTAAATCCTCTGAAGATAATATAGTTTTCTTTTTTCCTCTAACATTACAAGATAACTTATAACAGTTCCAAACTAAATTGCCATCATCATTTGTTATTGTAAATGTATTATACCCACCACAATGAGGACAGTTAGTACGTTTTGTTTCACCTATGTTTAAGTCTATATTTTCTATATTCATATTAATATTTTGTAATGTATAAATATTACTTAGCATAATTTTGTCTTTTTGTCAAGGCATTATTTGCTGAATCGAAAGTATTTTTAATATAAGGTTGTACAGATTGAGGGTGTGCGTGTCCTGTAACTGCCATTATCTGTGTAATATCTACCCCAGCTTCAACCATTTCTGTAGTTCCTGTCCTTCTCAAATCAGATAATCTTAAATCTCTAGGTAAGTTAGCTTCTATCATAATACGTTTAGCAAATCTTGGTAAAACAAATTCTGAGTAGGGTAAGAACTTACCTCTATATGGATTAGGTCTTGGTGCAACGTATTCCTGGAATCCAAAATCTTCTTGTTGTTGTTCTAACATACTAAACAACTCATCTGATATTGGTAGAAACACTTCTGCTCTACGCTTAGATTGTTCTATGTGTACTCTTTTTCTTGACATATCAAAGTTATCCCATTTTAAAAGTCTCATATCTCCTAGCCTTTGACACCATTCATATGCCATCTGTGCAATTAAACCTATGTTTCTTGTTTTAAAATCTGAATAGGCTACATCTAAGAAATCTTTTATATGTTCTTTAGACCATATTACTTTTCTTGATTCCTTTGTTCTTCTTTTAATTGCGGCAAACGGATTAAGTGTCACATATTCCATACGAATACCATGATTAAACACGACACCTGCCATAGTTCTAACATGATTAGCTAATGATATACCTCTATCACACCATTTATTGTATGCAATTTTTGCATACCTTGTTGATAAACTTGTTAGCTTAATCTTATTAAACTCTTTTGTTTCAACCTTTGTATCTAAAATTACAGATAATAAATATGTATAATTCTTTTTTGTTTCATTTCGTAAACTTAAATACTCGTGCGACAAAAGATAATCATCAACTAATTCATGTAAATATTTCATAGGCTTGTCCTAAAATGTAATAGTAAACATATTAAAAAGTACCATCCAAGAAATTCAAATATAGTCATCTAATCTCCATACTGTTCTTCTATAAATTTCATAGCAGGGGAATCCAATACCCCTTTAAAATTATCCACATATGCTTTTAGTTGTGGATAGCTAGTAAACACTCTATATCTTCTACAATCAAATGTATTATTCAACCATAAACATAATTGGTCATGTCCTAAAACAAAGTATCCTTCGTTTTCTTTGTGGTCATAAATGTGGTACTCGTGGTTTACATAGTGATGAGAACTTCTTAAATTCCAACCTCTATACGTTCCTTTCCATTGACTTAATTTATATTTTAAAACTTGTGGATGTTTACCTCTAGCTTTTATTAATATCTCATCTGCATAATAATATCTAGGGTCATCTTTGTCAATATAAACTTTTTTAATAGTCATTTAGTCCTCCATTATAATTAGATGTTTGTCTATCCAATTAGTAGACACACCATCTTTGATTAATTTATTTTTAAGTAAAGTCTTTAAGTCATTCTCTTCTAGCTTACCTACTTCTTCATACTCTTCACTATCAACTTTATTAATATCAGTATGTATTTTAAGTTCTCTAACTTCAAATTCCTGGTCCATTACTTTCTCCTTTTAAATTCATATTTTGCAGTTTCATAGAAGCCTGATATCTTCATATCAAAGCTCGTGATATCACCATAGTTATCTACTAGGTAATCATAAATCATATCAGCTAGGTGTTCTCTATCTACCTTTTCAAAATCAACTGATGGATTTATTTCATACTTACCTTTTAAAGTGGTAAGCTGTTTCTTGTGATGTTTATGCACATAAACTTCTTCATCATACTCTGTCATACAATCTCCTTTATTGTTTGTTTAATGCTTGAATTAATTCACTCATACTTTTAGTATCTTCTTCCATATCTTTAGCCATCTGTATACCAAAGTCATATCCTCTAAGATAAAAAGAATTATCATCTTTTGTTTTATTTTTAACACCGATAATTAAACCATCTCTTACACCTTCATTATATCTTGCTATGATAAGATTAATTAATACCTCTTTACCTTCAGTAATTTTATCTAGTCTATTACTTATAAACTCATCAATGTTACTCATGTTCTCCTCCATTGCTACGACCTAGACCAGGCTTTGAATACCAATGGTCAAAGTAGTTTGGGTTACGCTTTGCAGTTTCAAATGCCGCAACTGTTAGAACTATGGCTACGATTAATATTATATGTATCATAGTTGTAAGACCAAATATCCACATACTACCAAACCACATTGAAAATGCTATGCACCACATCCACGCTAGTAGTTGCATTACCATATGTCTAACGTGTAAGTCTTGTATATTACTTAGTGGATTGCGTTCATAATTCATAACAACATTCCAACAATCATATATAAATTTACTCATTCATACCTCCAAATATATGTGCTACAACATCAACTGTCCAACCGTTGCCTAGCATCTTGTATCGTTGTGTCTTGGACACATGATTAGTGTAGTTGTCAGGAACAGTTTGTAATCTCTCACACTCAAGTGGTGTCAGCTTTCTGTACAACTCGTCTTGCACTACTACATTATCTTTCTGAACAGTGGTGAGACAATTAGATTTATCTGTATCTGATATCTCAATCTGTGGTGTAAAAGGTAATTCTTTCTGACCATCTTTTCTAACACCATTCTCATCAAGTCTACGATTAATAACTCTACCAATCTTAGGTTCTTTTTCTTGTAAAGCTAAAGTCTTTTTCTTTACACTTGTTAAGAACTCAGAGCTACTACCACCTCTACCAATAGCTTCTGTTAAACAGTTAGCTTTGTTTGGTGTTGTATTAATCTTACGAATTTTCTCTAGCTGATTATCATTTAATGAAACAATACTAGAATCAATAGCAACCTTCGGTTCTCTATGTCCACCTTGCATAGTGGTAAGGGTAGGTGATTTGCCATTGGGTGAGTACACTCTCTTGATAGAATCAAATCCTTTGATGTTAGTTGCTTCACCAACTTGTATAGGCTTCTTTACAAATGTTGGTATCTGTCCTTTCCACATAGATGCAGTAAGACAATGTGCCTTATCATCTGTAACTGACTTGACCATATCACCTCTACGTCTACCACACCATTTATTATTTAAGTAGTTAGGTATCTCAGAGAATGGTAAGTCTTCTAAGATATCTTTTAAGACTATGCCCTTATCCTGGATTTGTTTATCAAAGGGTATGTTAGTCCAATATAACCTACGTCTACTTTGAGCAGAGAACAAACTACTGTTTATCTCAATAGGCTTAACACCTAAATACTTTGTGATAATATCCTCTGACTCTTTCTTCATCTTGACATTCTCAAGTAAGAAGTACTTTGGTTGTAGATTATCTTTCAGCCTAACAAACTCAAAGAACAACTTACTGCGAGGGTCTTCAAAGTTTAACTGCTTACCTGCAAAACTAAATCCTTGGCAAGGTGAACCACCCATAAGTAAATCAATCTTGTGATGTCCTCGACAAGGTGCAACTAACACACCAATCTCTTTACCTTGTGAAAAACTTTTGCTAGTCCATACTTTAGTTACATCACCTAACTGAACTGTGTTAGGAAAATTCTCTTGTGCAACTTGTATAGCATACTTGTCAATCTCACAAGCAAAATAGTTGTGATACTTTATACCAGCCTTGTTGAGTGCTATCTGTCCACAAGACATACCATCAAATAAACTTAATACATTCATCTATACCTCCTTTGTAATAGTTTCAATTGCATCTTTACTATGTCCTTCTTTCTCAAGATGTTTCTTAAATATAGTTATCATCTGATAATAAGATTTTGTCAACTCTTTTAAATCATCTTCTAAGAAACCTATTTGTTTTCTTGCTAGTATTAGTTCACGCCGCAATGATTCCTCAAAAGTATCTTCGTGGTTATTCCATTCGTAAGTATCCATATTAGTCCTCCTTTACTTCTACTGATACTTCTATATTCCAACTCCAAGACATTAAGTTATCATCATCTGTATAACCTAATTCATTTAGTGCATCATACACTATATCAGATATAGTTTCTGTATCTCGTTTGTTTATATTATCGTGTATCTTTTGTACATCTACATCTATAAATTTTGTTTTCATCATTCATCTCCCCAAAAAGATTTGTTACCTAGTGCTATGTACATTGCTTTAGCACTTGCTAACTCTTGATGTAAGTCGACAGAAAAATTATCATTCTGAGTATCCTCTAACTCTTCAATTAGATGAGTTAGTGCAACCTCAAGAACATTAACATCTCTCTCAGTTAAATCTGTTAACATTGATAGTTTTAAAACACTACCTCCATATAGTGTTTCTTTTGTTTCATATAGTTTCATTCACCCCTCCTGGATTTTATTTCTTGATTGGTATTCTACATTTTTCTTCAGATGCTGTCAAGTCTTGACCTCTTTTATTTATCCAAATGTAACTCCAAGTCTGTTCATTACACTTCTTACCAAACGTAGACACTTGAGGGTCATTGAGTGGTTCAGGCATATATGAACACGATATTAATAATAGTGGTAATAATATATATAATAGTTTCATTTTACTTCTCCTCTATGTAAACTCGTAGATGCGTTGATTGTTGTATGTTCTGCCCATATGCTGTAGCACCAGTGCCTTTGTATTCTTCTTTGATGTGCTGACCTCTTACACGCATCTTATACTTATTAGTATTGAGATACTTCTTTACATTGTCTATAAACTCTTGTCCTTCAGAGTCATTAGGTATCTCACAAAAATCATATTTAGGATATGACTTTGTAGTCTTATATTTTTCAACCTCAGACTTTAACCTAGATACTTCTTCCTCTAATTTAAAAACCATTCTAGAGTTTGCATTTTTCTCTAACTGCTGACACTTATTAAATATCATCTCATAGATATCTCTACTAACATAGCCATCAGTTAAATCTCTAATCTTATTTTTATAAGACCTCACTAGATGTATAAAGTCTAACTCCTCCAAGGGTTTAGTAACTCCGTGTATGGTACAGTTAAACTCATCATACATATCTTTGGGTAGCTTTTTAGTTTCTAACTCTTCATCA